CCCAGTCAGCCATGAGTGCATTGAAAGGCCCGGGCATCCCTGCACCAACTAACTGAGACAAGATAGGGCCAAGAGTTTGCACAGACATTTGCATTTGCTCGACACGAGTTGCCTTGTTGGGCTTTCGAGCAGAACCTGCTTCGATCCTGAATAAAAAGTCTCTTGTCAAAGCAACAATGTCTACGCTGTTAATAGCCTGCTGCCACCCCGCTGCACCTAAAGGCCCAATCACCGGAGCAACGTCTACAGGTTCTAGTAGCCATCTAGCAGCAAGTGCTTCTCGGCGAGCAAGTAAAGACATGCAGTCTTCTAGCTCGTTTGCCATGTTGTCTGGCCTGATAGATATGTTCTCGTTCTTGATCGTTGCTTCCGCTGCTGACCTAAACATCGAACGTGTATATCCGTACACTAGCTCTGATAGACCAGTACGTTGTGCGAATTGATCTAGAATTGCAGAGATAATGTCCCAAAGGTCTTTCGTGACCGGGGGCATTTGGAACACAGAAACAATGTCTTCTACTCGTCTGCCTAGTAGCTCAGACAACTCTATGATTTTGAACCCGCCTTCTGACGGAGCGAGCAACTGGTCTTTAATGTCTTGGTCTGCCGCTTTCGTAACTGCTACTACTGTTTCGCAAGACGTAGCAATTCTTGTTGCTAGGAAAGAGAAGCACCAGTTCAGAAGTCTTAGCTCTCCGATTGCTGGACGAATGTGACTTACGGGCCAACTGTATCCGGGCTTTCGGTGGAAGGCGAGCATTGTGTAGGGCCATCCCTGTGGGTCTGCATAGAACGGAATCGGCCATGACGTTCTTGTCAGCAGACTATCTGGAAGTCCAGTCTCTTCGTTGACTGGTTCTTCTAATGTTTCGGGCGGCACGTTAAGAGGATACGGAACACCTTCGCATATAACTAAGTAGGCATACTTTCCAAGAGGATCGAATACGCCTTTGTTTTCTTTAGGGGCGTCCTTTAGACGGTCGCCCATTCCGGTCTTAGACCATATCTTGTAGAAGGTAAGAAGCTTGTTTGTTGTGTTCTTTTTCTTTTTGTCTTTAGGCTCACGACCAAGTTCAGGACTATCTTTGTCGTGATGTTTCTCCAGCTCTTCTATTGGTATGCCGTACTGCTCGGCAACTTCGCCTATTGGCCTGATCATTTTCCTAGAGCACCACAACTGATCGTCAGCGTTGTCAAAGTCTGGGTCAACTAAAAGATTGTCAACAGTGTCGTAGAATGATCCGACCATTTTCATTGGAGGCATTGCGGAGTCGGCAGTAGTATCTGCTACGATCATTTCCGTCCAGAAAACACCAGCACCTTTAATCATTGCCTCGTTGACAACCATTCGTGCCTGACGCTTCAGGTCTAACTCAACGGGCGTCCAGTTAAGGTAGTGCTCAAGAAGACTGGCCCCCATAGTCCTCATCTTCTTTTGCTCAATCTCTGCGGCAACTACTCCAAATAACTGTTGCTGTTCAGGCGTGGCTCCCTCTGGCCCCGGGCCTTCTTCGGGGAGACCCATTATCTCGCCGGGAATCTCTGGATATTCCATTACCGATACGGTACGGACAGGATTCCGGTGATAGATGACGCTGGCAAATATCTCTACAAGCTCAAATACTTTATTGAGCTGCATACGAAAGGAAGGCGGGGCAATAGATGAATTATAACCCCGTTCCCCCCTTGCGTATGAATCTTTCCACATCCAGTTATGGTCGCCGTCATAAAACGACATCGCCTCTTTAGCGTCGTCGTTAAATGGCTTTTTATATTCTTGGGCAGCTTTAAGTTTCTTAACCCAAGTCTGGACTATTTGCCTAAGCGGATTGCTTTGAGGAAGACTTTCCGGCACTTGTTACCTCGCTTTTTTGCGTGAGTTCGCGCATCGTCTTGGTAGACGGTGCAAATTCCCAAACGCCGAGGTCTTGCCAACCGTTGTCTTCTGATAGTGCCGGATCATCTTTATGGTGGCAACTATTGAAAACCAACGAATAACCTGAAGGCGTAAAGGTTACTATGCTTATGGTCTTGTGGCCCGGTTCTTGCATGACCCAGCCAACTGTTGGTTTAGAAAAATCGCGGTAATCTTTACTAAAGAGAACGCAGTCGCCAATATCAGGCTGGGGCATCGTCCATGTTTTGTTAGCTTGAGCCATTTCTATCTCCTTGTGGCCCAAAATATACATATGCACCGTGCTGGTCTGTCAGCCGCTTTTTTCTATCTTTTTGCCACTGAACCCACCAAGGCTCTGCTTCTTTAAAAGTGGCAGGCGGCTTGTGATAACTAGGCCTATATGCCGCTAAATACTCCATACACTGGGCAATGTGACATTCGCCTTTAGTGTTTGGCCTGTCAGTTACTATGGAGACCCCTGCAACATGGTTCACCATTTTCCTGTATCGCTTGAGTTCTCTTTCTAGATCAGGGCAGGCTCCTTCTAAGACTCTCATTTGAGGAGTTCCCTCTGGTCTTATATGCAGAGATATTCTTGTACTTTCGCAACGAGCCATAATATCGTCGCACCCAGCAAGGAACGAAGCTCCTGTTACTTGAGACTTTACTCCGTGCTTTATGAGTTGTTCTGTGTATTGCTCTGAAGGCAATCGACCTGAACCAATGTCTCTTAGGCGACCACCATGAGCATCAATAATGAATGAATGAAAGTGAGAGCCGCCGACCTTCTTGGCAAATTCACTGCCAAATTTAGTAGCGTTACATTGCCGCAAATACAACTGGTCGTAGCATAGCCAGAGTTTTTCATCTGGAGGCACGGCAAGGAATAGCACTGCTGTTACTGCGTGACCCGGGTCAATAGCACAGTATCGAGTCCATGTCTGTGGGACTATACCGCCATCGGGTAGCTCTGATCTACTCATCCCGTGGATACGCATATCAAAGGACGGGTATACCAGAATAGAATCTGTGATGAAGTCACCTTCTGCCCGCATCCTCAAAACGTCTTCGCCAACAGCAGACCATCGTTCTATAGACTTTTTCTTTTCTTCTGAGTCTAAAAACGGGTTATCTAAGAATCGCAGCTTGAACTGCCGGATTGAAGACTCGTCACCTAAATCCTCTTCGCTTGCGTCGGCCCGTTCTTTAAGGCCTAGCAAAGCATTGTTAGTAGAATGAGGCATTGCAGACCAAGTGAACTGGCCCTTGCGGTCAACAATTCGAGCAAGCATTTCAGGAACCCATTGCTCGTTGTTTATATCTTCATCAATATGCACTCGATCCGCTTGGAAACCTTGTACCGGCTCGCCTTCACTGGAAAAGAAATGAATCTCCCAGCCATTTATAAGCGTACATGCCTGCATGTAGTTAGCTGATTTAAGAACCCAAGATTGCTTCTTGATCATTCTTTGAGGAATCAGCGGTGGTGCTGGCTTTGTTTCTGATCTTCGGTGCTCATCAGTTGATGGGTCGTAAGACCTCCACTCTTTTGTCTTCTCGTCTTTGATGATCCTGAAGGAGCCTTCTCGGAAAAGATACGGCACTGCAACCAGTCCTATATGCTTCCAGTCTTTTCCAACAACAACAAGTATTCCATTTTCTTTTGGATACTTGTCGTGAGGGTCTTGGCCCGTCACTGCCCTAGCATCTTCGACGAACGTGCATAAACTCTTTCCTGATCTATTGCCGCCAATGACCAAGATTTCGCTTGCACTGCTTTCGTGTATTTTTTTCTGGTTGGGGTTTGGACGATACAGACGAAGTGCTTCAAGCTGACGATCTTTTATCTCGCTTTGGAGTTCCCTTATTGCGTCTTTTTGAAACTCTGACATTACTGGAACTTTTGCCAGAGGCTTTGGCTTTCGTACCGGATGCTTTCGTCTCGATGTTTTTTTGGCTATCTTTTTCTTTGCCATCAATCACCTCTCCTTGGACGATAGTAAATGCAGTTTGAATACGTGCATTGAGTTCTTCTTCTAGTTCATCTTCAGACCATAAAGCCAACGGCTTCTTGGCCCCTCCCTGCTCTGCGTTCTTAGCCACAAGACGAGACATTGTTTCTATTAACTTGCTTCGCTGTGTTCCCCCCGGCTCAGAATCCCAGTATTGCTTGACCATGACTGCGGAGAACCCGCCGACGCCACCAAAGTAATTCATGACCTGCTCGATTAGCTCGGCAGAGTGCGGCACGTTAGAGCCACCCTTTTGAATTGCTTTCATGAACAGGCCGACGCCATCATGCTCTATCTTGCCAAGTGCTTTCTCACGCTGCTCTTTCTTTTTAAGATTGCTTGCAGCGGACTGCTTGGCTCTGCATTTCAAACATTCAGACGACCAATATTCTTTGCCGTTCTGGACTCGACGACGATAGTGCTGCTTGTCTTCGGGATAAGTAAGACCGCATATCGAACAAGTTTTTGTGTTTTGAGTCATATAAAAACAACAGCCCACGGGCATTTATCCCGCAGGCTGTTGCCCGATTGAAGAGGTGCAATCTGATTAAATAGCGTCACTGTGCATGTTCACTCGGACAAGAGCGTTTGCGGCACTGGTTTCAGCCAGCTTTTGCCCACAAACTAAATCTCCAGCCGATGACGAACCAACTACTACCGAACCCGCTGTAGACGAAGGCGAGATGCCTTTGCCTTTAGCGATACTGACAGCAGTCTGTCGCACTGAGGTTGGGCCTTTTGCGACTAGCCAAACGATGTCGTTCGGTCGAACGTCAACGGTTAGATACTCGTCAAGTACACCAACTGCTTGACCAGCTTTAGCATTGGTAGCTGTGGCTAGGTCTTTGAATCCACCAAGCAAGTCGCCGGTTGTTGCTGTCGTGTCATACACGAACAACTTGCCAGCGTCTGCTTTTGTTAAATTGGTTGTGCCTGTGTAGCGAGCTGCTACGCAATAAACCAATCGACTACTATAACGCTCGCCAAGCCCAGTTGGTTTCTGATCTTGGAAAGCTTTAACTTGACCGACTACTTCACGACCAGCGATTGCGCCGTTAGCGTCGGTTTCAATCGCTTCACCACCCAAGAGGGTTGATCCACGACGGAAGAATGGGTCTGAGAATATACTACTCACTTTTGCTTTCTCCTTATGATTCAGCGGTTACTGGTGCGAGCGTAAAGAAGTTACGAGGCGATTTGAATCGCATGTTGCCGAGTGTCGAGCAAGCATAACGATAAGATTGAGTCTCTTCAGAATAGAACGGGCCTTCAGCAACCATGAGTTGATTCTCAAGGCAACGAAGTTCCATGTTTCCAATAGAGATTCCATATCCGCGACCATTAGGACAAGCGTACTCACTTGTTACTTCAACGCCGTCGAGAGTTACGACATCGCTGAAGCCCATCGCCTTCAAGCCGTTTTCCTTAGAAACTACAATTCGTTCTTGATCGTTGTACTGATTCAAGAATTGGATGTAGAGGGAACGGTCGATACAAACGAGGTCGATCTGAGCCTCTTTAGTATCGTTTCTTTTACATTGGTGGATACCTTCGCGAATTGCTTGAACGCAATTTGCTTTCCAGTTTCCATAGGCAGCACCACTGTTGTTTGGGTCGCCTTCGTTAAAGCTCTGCGAATTGTAATTGATTACAATAGGAGAGTAGAAGTCCAACTCTGGATCAACAGGAGTATCAGGCCATGTGCCTGTTGTTGAATTTACTCGTCCACCACCGTAGTAGCCAAGCTGTGTGCTTAGACCAGCATACGTTCCGGTTGGGAAACCGAATCGGTCTGCAAGATTACCAGTAGTGCGAGAGTCGGCAACATCGGTGGCTGACTCGTCAACTGTTCCGGTGAAGCCAAGGAAACTTTCGAGTCCGTGGAAATCATTGGAGTTGTTGGCGTCATCACCATCACGATATGGCTGATAGCTCAAGTGTTGCTCTAGGCTCTCCTTGAGTCGCTCTGCCATTTTTGATGCTACATCGACAAGAGCCTGTTGGCCCCTATTTTCAAGCATTTCTCTTCGATAAATTGCATCGGTGGTTGTGAACCCACGCCAAGGCAACTCAGCTTTTTTCCACATATTAACACGACTGAAAGTTCTTGGAGTGTCGCCTGTGTTGCCACTTACTGGGGCATTACGATAACGAACATTCCAATCAAACCCTCGGCCTGATTGATTCATAATTACATTGCCGGATGACTCCAGCATTGCAAAAATCTTAAACTTACGGAACGTAGTTAATTCTTCTTCGCGAAGATGATTAACGATGGTCGTTCCGATAACTCGGCTCCAATCAGTGGGAGACGCCATATCGTTTATTCCTTTTTACTAAAGAAGTCCTTGTTCCTGCGCCTGTTGCAAAAGTCTTTCTTGGAAAGTCATTTGAGTTTCAGGAGCACGGGCGTTTGTTTGTGCTGCCGACCCACGTTGGCTTGAACTTCTCATGGCCTGACTTCTCAGATATTCCATGTTTTGTTCTGCTTGTGTGGGTTGCTGCACGGCAGGTTGCTGGGCGACGGGTTGTGCTGGTTGTTGCTGCATCGCTGGCTGTTGCTGTTCTCGATTCATTTTGTTGAGAAGTAAATCTCTCTCAACCATCTTCGTAGCAAAATCCCAACGAGGCTTCACTCCAGCAATTCCCATTGCTTTTGCGTCCTGTATATATTTCTGGACAGCGAGACCCTCCGCAGATACATTGCCACCGTCGTCGTACAACCAGTCCTTGTTTTCAGCCTCTAAAGTTTCCACATAGTTTTGATCGGACTGCTGACTCATCCTCTGATCAACAATTCCTTGGGCTTTTTCGCTAGCTACTTTCTCTAGCATTGGCCCTAATGTTTCTTCAGGATTGTTAATTAGTCTTTCAGCAAAATCAGTTCGGTACTGCTGGTAGTCTCGCAATCTTGCAGCAACGTCCATTGGTGCATTTTCATTGATGACTTCCCTGCCGTTTTCGTCACGCGATAAAAACCTTTTATCAGAGTCAGAAACCTTTGGTGGACTCCACCAAGATTCTTGTTTCTGTTCTGGGGCTTGAGGCTGAACCTGCTGTGGCTGTCCTGCATTCTGACTAGCAGACCTCCATTGCTCGAACTGCTCACGATTGTTGAGATACTCTTGAGCAACAGGCATGATGGACTGATACTGCTGCAAGGCGTGCTGTGCGCTTTGTTCTTGCTGCAATGCAGTGTAAAGACGTTGTGCTATCGCAGTGTCGTCTTGACCAGCAAACCCTTCCATTGTTCGGAAATTATTCCAAACATCTGCAACAGCTTCTGGAGTTTCGCTTGATACTTCGGCAACCTCACCAGTACCAGTTTCCTCTACCGCTTCGGCGGCTGGTGACTCGGATACCTCTACCTCTTCTGACTGTACTTCTTCTTCTGACATGGTTGGTCTCCTTGGGACAACGAAGAGTTTCGCG